CGGAAAGTTGAGGATACGAGCTGGTGTAAGCGAGTATCCTGCGAAGTAGTTACCCCCGCAGGACTCACGGAAAACGCCATCACCAAAGGTCTTGCGGACGTTCGGCTCGAAACCGAAATACCGCAGAACTGCCACGTAATCAGCAAGCCGATCACGTGGGATGATGATGTCGTCTCCATACACCATAGGATGCTCGACGTCGATAGCCCTTGCCAACGCCCAGAAAATCAGTGTTTCGACCTCAAATGTGAAACCGTTCCCCATAGCGGAGAACATTTCGAGGTAGCGACGGATTGGCACCCGTCGTCCACTGAGTTTTAGCTCCTCCCTAGCGTCAACCTGATGACGGACCCGGAGGTCATTCAACAAGTTAAACCAGGACTCATCAAACAAGAGCCGGATTAGGACCCGTGCTTGTGAGTTAGAAGCATTCCGGACGTCGACTGTCGCATCCTCGTTGCTAAGCGAGGCCCTCCATGCAGTTCGTGAATGGAGGTCTTGACCGTATTGCAGGTCAATATGCGCGTGTTGGAGCAACCGCTGGCGGATATGTTGCCCCGCTGCGAGTTGCAACACGAGGTTGCCGAGTGGCTGTGTCCCGATGGTGCGGTCAATGAACGCATTCTTGGGCACAGTCCCGAACTTCTCCGTGTCTTCCAACACAAATTTACAGCCGAGTTCCCAAAACGTCCTCTCCCAAGCTTCAGGGAAAGAGTGCCTAAATATCGGCAACGCTTCGGGGGAAACGGTTATGTGGCTGGCAAGTTTGTCTGCAGCCGTGGGCAGACGTCCCGCGCTTTTCCAACCGTTGTAAGTACCTGGACTGAAACCCCTGGATAGATCCAGACGGTCGGGTACAGGGCCAACAACGCGTTTGATTTCTTTACGAGCGGCTTGGATGACTCTCCAAATCCTGCCCGCCTTGGCCGGTTCCAGCTCAGCTGGGTAGCCGTATAACCAAGGAGTCAAACGTGCGTTTGTGACACAGTTTTGCTTCTCACTGCTAAACCAGCCCTCACGGGCAGCAGCGCGTCGCACTTCCTGAGTTGCCCCAGGAAGGTCACCGCACTTCCTAAGAAGTTCGGTGGCCTGGAAATCGCGGCAAAATTTCGCCGCACCAGACACTGTG